AGCGGCACGTCGGAGAAGCGCGCAATCACGCTCATCTCGCTCTCGGTCGATTCCCGGCGCCAGGTGTTGCGCACCTCGCGGATCAGCTCCATGCAGGTCGTGTACTGGCCGTAGCTCTTCAGGCTGTGAATGATCTGGCTGATGATGGCCATGGCCAGATGGCTCTTGCCGGTCCCAGGCTTGCCGGAGAACGTCAGGCCGGTGCCAGCCTTCCAATGCTCGTCAAAGTCGTCTGCGTAGGCCTTGGCGACCTGCAGCGCGTGCTTCTGGCCGTCTGATGTGGCGACGTAGTTGGAAAAGTCCCGGTCCTTGAACCGTTCGGCAATGCCGGAGCGCGCCATGCGGGCGTCGATCTTCTCCTGGTGCTCGGCGTGCTGGCGGTCGGCCTGCTCCTTGTCCTGCGCTTCCTTGGTGCACACGGGGCACTTCGAGAACCGGACGCCGACGATGTGGCGGGCTGTGTAGGGGCCGTGCGTCTCGCAGGTCGCGGACTGGTCGGGCCGGCGCGCCATCAGGGCACCCATGCTGGTGTCGGTCATTCGAAGCCTTTGGAGTAATCGATGTCGTCAAAGCCGGTGTGGCGGCTGGCCTGCTTGCCGGGGTGTGCGTTACCAGACGCCTTGGGCTCGTACACATCCTTCCATCCGCTGCGGATCGAGTTGTTGATCACCTCCACCGGGTCATGGCCCTTGGCGCGTATCTTTTCGAGTTGGCTGACAATCAGCTTCTTGGCAAAGTCGGTGCCCTTCGCCTTGGCGGCCTTCCGGGTTTCCATGAATGCATCCCAGGTTTCAACGGGGATCCAGTCCGGCAAACAAAAGGCGGCGGCCTTTGTATTTGGGTTCATTGGTGGTTCTAAAGGTTGAGTGATGGTTATGGGTGCAGATTCTGCGGGGGCGGGTGCAGATTCTGCGGGGGTTTTGACGGTATTTGCGGGGGTGTGGTGCAGATTCTGCGGGGGTGCAATTCCTGCGGGGGTGCAGATTTTGCTGGGGTTGATGCAGTAAAGTGTGCTGCGACCAAGGCGCATATCGCGCTTTACGATGCCCATCTTTTCAAGCGTGAGAACGTGGCCCTGCACTGCGCGCTCGCTCATGCTGCACTTCAGCGCGATGGTGGACACGGCTGGATAGCACTCGCCCAGGTCGTTCGCGTTATCGGAGAGCGCCAGCAAAACCATTTTTGGGCCGCACGGGAGCGGTGACTTCCAAACTTCGGTCATGATGGAGATGCTCATTTGGTGCTCCCTAACTCGTCATCGGCAAACGTCATAAGGGCGGCGTACATGGCAGCCGGATGCCTCTGTGCGGCTTCGGCTATCCTCGCCAACCCTTCTGGAGTGGACGCGCAGATTCCAGGGGTTGGAATTTCATAGGCAATTCGCCCAATGCTGTAACCAACGTGATCAGTCCGGAACATTTGATCAGGCATAACACCCGTCATGCCCGCAATCATCGACGCAAAAAAGTTGCGCCCATAGTTTCTGTCGGAGTCAATGAATGAACATACCAATAGCAATGCGTCCTCTTCCTCATGTCGGTCGGAATGACACTCGACACACAAGACTTCCAATTGACCAACGTCATACTCCCAAGGCTCTCGCCCTTTGAAATACTGGCGGTGGTGGACGTGCAGCGTTTTCTCATCTTCAATCCCAGAATTGCAGCATGCGCACGACCATCCAGAGGCCTCCAATGTCTCCAAACGAAGCTTCTGCCACCGTGGATCTAGGAGCTTTTTTGCGTATTCGGAACGCGAAACGAATTTCGATGCCATGGAATTTCCAAAAAAAACGCCTGAGCCCCCGTGGAATCAGCACGGAAGTTCAGGCGTAAAGCTTTGAGGCTTTGAGATTTATGTGCATCTGATTCATGCAATCTCGAAGCCCCAACGAACAAATTCTACATCAGAACCCGAAGACTGTTTGCAATCCTATGGCGAATACATAAACGGCAAAGTGGAAGGCCAACAGTGCGAGCCAGATTTTCCAGGTCATTCCGCCTTCACCATAACGATCGCGCATGATGCGATCCTCTTCGGTGCCCCACAGGTCGCGCATCGGGTTGCGTTTCATGATTTCTTCTCCAGTGGTTTGAATTTCGAACCAGTCGGGCCGTTCAAATAGTGCACGATCTCCTGCTGCGCGGCCTCCCAGTTCCAGCACACGGTCGCCCGGTGTCCTTCTTCACTCATGCGCTGGCTGTACCAAAGCTGCTCGGGCGTCGGCTTGTTCTTGCCAGCCTTCATTTCGATGATCAGGCCGATCCATCCACCGCGCGCCACGGGCAGCTTGATGTCGAACTCGCCCTTGAGCATGCCAGCGGCCTTGGCCTTGCCGGCTTGCGCGGCGGTCAGCTTCACGCCGTTGAGGCTGCACGACAAGAGATCAAGCGCGGGGTACTGCGCCAGCACAGCCGGGTTGCGGGCCCAGGTGAACAGGGCGCACTGGTGCTGGAATTCCGGCTGCGCGCGGCGTTGTTTTGGGATGCCTGAGAAAATCATGGGCTGAAGGTTTCGTGGTTGAGTAGGTCGAACAGGTCGGGCGTGTAGGGCCCGGGCTCGCGCTTCACCGGCCTGGCAAAGCGAATGGCAGAGCCCTTGCGGGTCTTGGCCGGGACAATGCCCGCCTTGCGCGCGCAGCGTGGGCCGACGGCCATCGCGCCGATGAATGCGAACGGCTCGGTCTTGCGGCCGCAGAGCACACACACAAGCCTCATGGCGTCGTCCACTCCACAGAGCGCAGCTTGTCGGCATAGTGCTGGGCCTTCTCCGCGTCATCGGAGGCGCCAGCCTTCTTGCCGGCGCGCATCGCGTACTTGATCACGTTGCCTTTGAGGAAGCCTCGGAATTCCTCCGGCGTGAGCACAAGCGCCATCACGTCCCACGGCTGCATGGGCATGTCTTTGTAGTGGCTTCCGCCCACTTGGATGTCGTCTGGATTGGTCATGATGTGAGTGTGTAAATGCCGCGCACGATGCGCTTGACGGAACCGTTGTCGATCAGTTGGTCCAGCACCTTCTGGGCGCTTCGGTAGGGCCATCCGGTGATCAGGGCGAACTGCTCCAGGGAAAGAGGGCCGTGCTCCAGCAGGCGCAGGGCGGCGTATGGGCGCGTCATCGGGGGCCTACCCGGAAAATTCGGTAGCGCTTGCTTCCGACCTTCAAATACAACCCCGCCCACCAGAACATCGTTGGTGATTGCCAGATCAGTTTCATACAGCGCTCCAGAGGCATTTTGGCGCCAGGTTCGAGGACTTCGACGGTGCATAGCCAATTCGGCGAATGACCTCCAGGCGCGCCGCTTTCTTGAACACAGCGCCCCATGCCTTGCCGTTGTCCGGCTTGTCCACGACGCCCATCTCTTTGCACCAGTCGCGCACATCCTCGGCCAGAAACTCATCGTCTGCGTGCGCCAGGCAGTAGAGCTCGATGCCGTGTAATGCATCATCTGACCATCCCCACTTCTGGCGGTTGGCCCGGTCTTCAGCGAGGGCCATGCCGGTGTCGGCCGCCTCGCGTGCTTGTGAGAAGGTGGTCATTGCAGAGGCCTTCCGATGGCATTGCTCACCAGGGACAGCGCCTCATAGCGTGCGGCATCAATCTGGCCGCACAGCGCCAGCGTCTCGATGTGGTTCAGGTCGTCAGGGTTGAGGACGTTCTCAGGATCCGGGTCTTGATCGTGCGGAGCACCGCTGGTGGACGAAACGTAGTACCCGCGCTGGCGCAGATAGTCGGCAATCTCTCCGTCGTCGAATTCATCAAGGCTGACTTCGGCGTCAACGGTCGCAACTGGAACACGGTAGCGTTTGACTTGGGGTTGAGTGCTCATTTGGTTTGTTTTCCTTGTTTATGGTGCTGGAATATTACCACTCATGGTAAATATTGTGCAAGTATTTGTGCGCGCTCTACTTTCCATCGCTCAAAAGCTGCATCCCAGGCTTCGTTTTTCTCTTGGCGGGTGTGCTGCGAACCTTGATCAAGCAAGGCGTGACAGGACCAGCAGCCCGGAACACTCTTGTCATCGCTGGCCTTGATACCCATGCCTTTTCCATCCCGCGCCTGGTTCGAATGGCAGGGCACTACGGTATCCACGCCAGAGCAGATCGGCGCCAGCCTGAGATAGCAGCCCTGGCCACGGCACAAGCCCAGATAGTCGATGCCGTCGATCTTCGGGCGCACCTTGCGGCGGGCCTTCATCGGCGTGCCGCGCGCCATGGGCTTGGTGCTGGGCTTCATGGGTGATCGCTTCACAGGAACCTCAACAGTTCACCGACAACACGGTCAAGGTCGGCCCGGCCGGCGTACTTGGTCAGCACCTTCTCCAGCAGCACATCGGCCACCGACGAATAGACGCGCTCAAATTCCACATCGTCCATCGAGGCAAAGCTGATGCTCTTGGCCTGCAGCGTCATCGTGCCGTCGAGGTGGAACGTCTGCTCGTAGTGGCCGGCCAAGATCGTCACATCCTCACGGAAGCGGTCGAAGTCCTTGCGCACCGGCTCGCCACGGTAGGTCTTGTGCTTGCGGCCCGGATCCCATGCTTCAAAGCCCAGGTTCAGGAGCGCGAAGAACTTGCGATGGAAATCCGGGT